AGAGACGAAGCGAGACCCTGGGCTAAAGCGCGGGGCATAGAACGAAAAGCCCCACCGAGAACGGCGGGGAGCAGTGGAGGGGTTCATGGTCGCTATGGCATAGCGACATGCCAAACAAAGGGGTAAAAAAGCGTAACTTCAGAACATGTGGTACTGGACTACGGAGCGGGGAAAGTATTTGCGCACAAGAGAAAACCAGATGTCCTGATAGATGCCTTTGGTGATGGTATTGCCCTGGTCGTCGGTGGCGGGTTCTATCTGGTCATAGATATCCTTGCCGGCGAGGGCGATGGTGAGGGTGTGAGTTTCTTCGTCATAGCGCTCGATGTTGATCTGACGGGCACGGAGAGGGGTCTGTGCGCCGAGTTCCTGCATCAGAGAACGCCACCGGCTTTCTGCCTGTTGTTGGACGAAGAGATCGTACTGACGTTTGCGCTCTACCTCCAAACGGCGAGCCTCGTTAGTCTTATTCTTGACCCATGTCTGCAGGAGGGTAAGGACATATTCGGCTACATGGTCGGGTTGTGTCTTCTCCACCTGACGGCGCACATCATCATAGGCATAGTTGCAGAAGTCGTCGAGCCAATCGTCAGCAACATCCTTAGCGACTTCGAGGATGTCGTAGGCATGGAGGTCGGACCACTGACGAGTAAGGGCATTGATGAGTGCCTGTATCTGGTTGTGGCGCTTGCGTTCCTGTTCGCGTTCGATGCCGAGGGCACCAGGGACAATGACAAACTCGATATGGGTAGGATTGCCCTTTTTGCGTCCATCCTTATAAAGCGGTTCGTAGGTGAAAGAGAAGTCGATTTTGCGGTCAGCAGAGAAAGCATCCATTTCGGCCTTAGAGGGGTCGAGGATGAGTTTCTTGACCTTAGAGAACTTGTGAAAGGGATTGTCGGTAGGTTTGACATCGGGCTTCTCGGCCTTGTGAGTGGCGACATAGGTAGCATCGTCGATTCCGAGAAATTCGCAGAGTTCGGGGTACTCCACCTCGTTACGTCCTTTGTACTTGAAGGTGGAGAGATAGATATAGATGCGCGGTGTGCGCTGTTTCTTAGAGAACTGGGCTATGCGAGCGATATGGTCGGTATAACCACGATCCATAGAGAGGAAGTCGTTGACATTCTCCTTATCCATCTTGACGCGGATTTTGCCGGTGCGCCAGCCATTATCAGAGGTAGGCATTTCGATGCGAGAGAAGAGCGATGCGAAGACATAGACGGTCTTATTGCCCTTTTTCTTCGGGTAGCCTATCTTCATGCTTACGAGGTCGCCGAGTGCCTGAGCCAGTTCGGGATAGTGGCCAGGAGTAACACCCAGGTCACGAGCCTCGATCTCGAAGTCAACGGAGGTATTCATTTCCTCTGGTGCAAAGAGCGGCAGCCAGAGCTGCTGGTTCTTTTGGTGTTCGGAGGCAGAATAGGCGATGCGGTCCTGCAACTTTTCGAGTACACCCATGAGGACGCGCTGGTGCATGAGGGAGAAGTCGCCTGCCACCTGAGCATAGACTTTTGGATTGTAGATCCATTTCTGGTCGCGGAGTTCGCGGATGATGCTATTGTCAGACTTGATGAGTTGCTGCATCTTATCAGTTTTCTTTGCCATAGTTACGAAGATTTACCCCTTAAATGACTGGTTGCTATGACATAGCAACATGCACGGACGGGGGAGAGTTACGGAAAATGACCCCTTACGGAAGAGTCGCGATGGTATCGCAACATAGAGGACAAAGGGGAGAGAGTTACGGAAAATGACCCCTAACGAAGAGAGTGGCCGGAAATGCACCCCACCGTTACCAGGAACAGCCCCAAGGTTACGGAGAATGCCACCGAAGGCTACGGAGAAATACCCCACCGAAACGGCAGGAAGCCAGTATTTACGGGGGTTGCGAGCCAATGGAGGGCGCACGTAATTATATATTCTTATAATCATATAAAAGAAAATTTATCAATACTATATAATAAATAAAGATATATATCAAGTTTAGGGGTAAAAAAGCGTAACCCTATGGGGATAAGGAACGTAATTTAGGGGTAAAAAAGCGTAACCTATACCCCACCCCACTCAGACGGGATGCCGTTCGCAATACTCCTGAATGGCCTGTGCCACGATGTCGCCGATGGAGGTACGCTGTCCGGCAAAATACTTCATGCGGTTCAACTTCTCATAGATAGAGAGCGGTACACGCGTCTGGACGTTCTTCAGCGGTTCGGTATTGAGCGTGGAGAAGACACCGATGGTGGTGCCCAATGCTGACGCAGCGGGAGAACCGCTTGGAGCGGGTTCGGCAGACTCAGCACGGACGGAGGACATGATCTGCTCGTGTTCCTCAATCGCGGGGGAACCGGCAACGATGGACTTCTTAGAAGTCTTTTTGAATGATTTGACAGCCATAATTATTCAGGATTTTGGGTTTTGATGAGTTCGGAAACGAAGTCGCGGTAGTCGTGAGAGGCGGTGCATTCGGGGGCATAGGTGAAGATATCCTCATGCTGGAACTGGCTTTCGCCTACCTTGACACACTGACGTATGCGCGTCTTAAAGATAGTTGTGTCGTACTGGTCGCGGAGGTAGTCGGTGGTCTCACGAGCCAGTCGGGTGCGCTCGTCGGCCATGACAATGAGCAAGCCCCGCATGTCGAGGTCGGCATTGAGTTTGCGTTTGACATTCTTGTAGGCTTCGACCATGCGGCCAATGCCATCAACTGAGAGCGAGCCGAGTTGCACGGGGATGATGACACCAGAGGCGGCAGCGAGCGCGTTGAAGGTTAGTTCGGAGAGGGCAGGAGCACAGTCGATGAGCACATAGTCGAAGGTGTCTTCAATGTATTCGCCATCGAGTGCCTTTGCACCGAGGTAGAGGTGGTCCATGTCGAAGATGTCATTGCCAAAGAGTGACGAAAGCACCAGCTTGGACTGCATCTGACGATGGAGGTCAGGGTCGATGTCGGACAGTCCGGCAGAGGCGGGGACATAATAGAGACCCTTGCGAGACTGATAGACAGGCAGGTGGTTGTTGTCGCCATCGCGGAGGGCATCGGCCACGGTGAGAGTGGCGAGGTTCTTAGCGTGGTACTCCTTCATCTTATCGCGCCAGCCGAGGAGGGAAGAAAGATTGCCCTGCGGGTCGAGATCGATGCAGAGGATGCGCAGACGACTGTTGCGCCGGAGAAGACCGGCAGCGACGTTCTGGACGGTGGTGGTTTTGGCTACCCCACCCTTATTGTTGGCGAATGCCAAGATTTCTTTAATACGTGCCATAATGATTTGTATTTTAGTATTTCTGTTGCAAAGTTAATCTTTAATTTTGAATTGACAAAATAAAATTGTTATTATTTTATGAATTTATGAATATATGAATGTATGAATTGATGAAATTATGAAATTTTGTGATTTTTGAGGTGCGCTATAACGACATATAGGGGCTAACGGTGGCCATAGTCTTCGGGGGCTATGCCCTGGGCGGCATTATTGGCGGTGGCCTCCTTAATGGCACGTATCATGCCATAGTCGGCAGCGCCTTGTGGTGCTTTGGAGTGAAGCAGATCGGGGCGACGGCTGGGGTCAATGAAGGTATGACCGAGGCCACGTTTGCGAGGCATCCAGGGACGGAGGTCGGGATCGTAAGGGTCAATCCAGGAGTCAAGGGGCTGGATGTCGGAGAACTGAGAGGCACGGGCACGGCGATCGGCGCGGTCGTAGATGTTTTGTGCCCACTGCATCATGGAGTCGAGCGTGGCGAGGATGCCATTGTCGCCGAGCCATTCGGGGTCTTCATCAGGAAGCGGTTGGAGACAGCCTACGAGTTCGAGATAGACATTAAGGCCAGGCACCTTGCAGACGATGCGCGACTCATCGAGTTCTTCGTCATAGACACGTCCCTGCTGTTCGATGAGCTGACGGATGGTGATGCCCTGACGGTCGGCCTCGATACGATTGCGGAACGCCTGCTGGCGCTGCTGGAGGTATTCGACACGGGCCTGTTCCTCACGTTCGGCCATGGCCACCAGTTTAGGATTGTCGGTTCGTCCGGCAGCTGCTGCTGTCTTAAAGCCGTGGATCTTGCAAGTGATATAAGGCGGACGGGTGCTGATGATGCAGTCGCCGAGGTCGGAACGCTGCTGATACTTGGTGACGATGAAGGGTGCGTGGAACTGCATACCCGACATGAAGTGCTGACTATACTGTGAGAGTTCGCCATCCCAGATGGGGTTGGGTTGAACGGTGTTGAATTGATTTTCCATTGAATGATGATTTGATGAATTGATGAAATTTGTGATTTGATAGGGTGGCTATACGCGGAGGGTGCCGGCTATGAGGGGCAGACAGAAGACGGCAGCACCCAGGACTACTGCACCAAAGCAACAGAGGACTGCAGCACAGGCGACAGTGGCGAGAACTGCGGCGGTGGTGCTATGGTGAGGGGTGGCAGGGTCCTCGGTGGGAGAACCACCAAGCGCTGTGGTAGGAGCGGCTTCTTCGTCAGAGGCGGCAGGGGCAGCGGGGGCGGGAGCTTCGTCGGAGAAGAGAGAGGGGGCGAGCCAAGCTTCTTCCTCTTCGTCATCGGTGGCGATACTATCGCCACATACGGGACAATCGGCGGGGGCTTCGTCAGAGGCGGAAGATAAGGGGTTATTTTCCGTAACATTGTCCCCTACCCCAGCCGAGAGCGGCTGAGAAGGAGCGACGGCAGAGCCATCGCCTACGGAGGAAACAGGAGCGCCGGCAGAGGCTATAACGCGATAGACCTTGGGGGTGATGTCGTTTGACAGCCCTACCTCGATGGTGGCACCTGGATAGATGCCGAGATCGCTGGCTGTCTTCTCTGAATAGAGGGAGGCGGAATGTACTTCGCGGTCGAGGAGGGTCACGGAGTCGAAGTAAGCGACGGGAGTGCGCTTGCCAGTCTTACCAACAGTAACCTCTATGCGGCGGCAGGTGGTGATGGCCTTAGCGGGTGCGAACTTGTAGGCGATAGAGCCGTGAGGATGGTGTGCGGTGGCACCGAGGGCGCGGAAATAGTCATCGTGCATGATGCGGAGGACGATACCATCGACGGGGAAGTCGAAAGCGGCACGTTCTGCCTCGCGTTTCTCCAGGAGCTGCTGAACATCGTCGAGGGTGTGAGCGGTCCATACGTCAGGACGGTGGATAAAGCAAAGGCGGTGGAGGAAGTCGAACTTATGCCAGGGATAGCCGAGCGGGGTGCAAGAGAACTGAATCTGACTGCTGATAGCGTCGTCGATATAGGCATCCCAGGGGATGAAGTCGAGCATGGCGAGGTCGATAGCGTCGGGCACGGACTGGTTGCAGAGTGCGGAAGCTGCTGTGCGGCAGTCGGTGTAACGCTGAGAGAGAAGGTGGAGGTTGTGCTTGCTGCAGACGATTTCGCCACGGACCTCAATACGACCGGCGAGGGAGTAGGTGGCACCCGTCTCGCGAAGCTGCTGAGGGATGGAGGGGATGCAGAGGGCATGGGCGGTGATGTCCTGCCCTACCCTACCATCGCCACGAGTGGCGGCGCTGATGAGTTGGCCATCCTGATAGACGAGAGAGCAAGAAATGCCGTCGTACTTCCACATGGCTACGAGCTTGTAACCGCCAGTGTGGTTGTCGCCGGTGAGGGCGTTCATGCGCTGGTTGGTCTTGTTGATCCACGAAGCAACCTTCTGGATGTCCTGAGCCTTCTGGCAGGAGAGCATTGGGGTGCGGTGAGCGATACGGCCATTGCCATTGAGGTCGGAGCCTACCTGCTGTGTGGGGCTGTCAGGAAGAACGAGGTCGGGGTGCTGCTGCTCGAACTGCTCGATCTGAGCGACGAGGGCATCAAAGTCGGCATCGCTCACAACGGGAGCGGATGCAACGTAGTACATGTTGGAGTAATAGTTGGCGCGGCCAACGGCGTTGATGTAATCTGAATGTGTCATAATTGTTTTCTGTTTTTTAATGAAACGGTGAATAACTGGGGGTGCTATAACGGGAGTTAGTTCTTCGGGTTCTGTGACAGGTATTCGTCACTATCTCCCAGGGTTCGGGTGTTGAGACAGTGCCAATCGGCTACAAGCGTCCAGAAGATGACGTTACACTCACATCCGACGATATGCTTCATAGTTTCAACATTAGGGATATTGTTTTCCATAATTTCCAAATGGTACAGGGAATTTCTCAGCATAGCCTCCTGCTCATCGTTCAGCTCTGTGCTATTCTTGAAAGTATGTACGGCATTCTCGTAGGCGAACTGTTCACCCTCATTGACTGCGTTCAGGAAGTCGGCAACGATGCCGGCAACGAACTCCATTGTAATCTCTTTATTCATAATTCTTATCTCCTATTTTTTTTAGTTCAAATACCACTATTGGGATAGATTTTCCCGTCACTTCCGATAATCTGCATACTTGCATCACCTTCTCCAGCATCAATCATACACTCTCTTGCCAGTTGAGCTGCGAATAAGTGTTTTGTAGGATGAAATTTCTTATCTCCATTCTTTACATAGAATATTATTTCGGCCATAACTTTATGTTTTAATGAATTGATGAATGTATGAATTGATGAATATCTATAACATTAGAAGCCTTCAACCTGAGAGTTGATAAAACCAGGATTAGTCCATTTCCAGGATCCATCCTCCAGACGTTCGCGAATAGCCTCTTGGAGATCGTCAGCAGCTTCTACCTCGTCAGCCTTCAGGAGGATGTCGCACTGTGTGGCATATACTTTGTCCTGTTTGGTCAAAAGAGCCTCGGTGTCATCGCTGTATGCGCGTCGCACTTCGATGAGCTTACGGGCATAGCCTATATAACGCTCCCAGGACCAGAACACGAGGACAGCACCCTCTAACGACTTTTCAAAATCATAGTTAGCGCACTCGACAGGGCGCTCATCGATAGAGTCGTCAATGATAGCCTGAGCAACTTCGCCCTTCTCGAACTCGCCGAGGTTCTTCACACGGGCATCAGTAGAATAAGGCTCTGCCAGAGCTTCGTTAAACTCGTCGATAGTCTCATAGCCTGTAAGGTTGAGTATTTCGTCGTCAGAAAGTTCGCCGGTGTAAAGCGTACAGTCGTTATAGATATCATCGTCAACATCGAGAGACATAGCCTTCTGCTCTGCCAGTTCTGGGGTAGCATAGAGATAGAGATCTGTGCAACGAGGATTGCAATTAGCACCATTCAGATAGTCGTTAGCGTCCCAAACGCTGTTAGCCAGGACGTACAATTTTCTTTTTTCCATAAGTTGTGAAAGTGAATTGTTAGTGTTCATAATCTTTGTTTATTTGTGAGGGCTGACCCTCGGTTATACATATTGTTTATGTTTTACGTTGCAAAGATACGAATATATTTTGATACTACCAAATATTTTTCGAGAAAAATTTGATTTTTGGCGAAAATTTTTTGTTTTGGCAATAAAATCGCCCTAAAAGAGACGGGACAGATGGCCAGCGAGAGAACCGCTGGGCGCTCTACTCGACGGGGTGAGTGGCGGCCCAGTGGTCGGCAGCTGCTTGGAGGCAGTCGCGGAGGATGGCTGCGACATGTTGGTAGTTCTGGCGAGTGATGGGGATGGTGGGGTGCTCATCGGAACCACCACCGGCCTGAATAGCCACGAAGTCGGTGCGCCCTGAGACGGTGGCTACTCCCCCACCCCGCTTGTTGAGCGCTTCGAGAATGAGGGAGCGCTGAGAGTCGGGTGTGGGGATAATCTGGACGTTCATCCAGGGGTATTCGTTGGCGGTGAGTAGCGGGTACTGGTGGCCGTGGTCGCCGGTGGCGGTGGAAAGGGTGAATGTGTAGGGATAGTGTGACATGAATTTATGAATTGATGAATGAATGAATTTATGCAGCTTTGTGTGAGACTGAGAGGCGTTTCGGGTTGACGAAGTTCTGACCGTCCCAGGTGACAGAATAGAGGGAATGATATTCGTTGATATCGTGATCTGAATTTTTATGGTGCAAGAAATAATGCACGGCGGTGGCATCGTCTGGGCGGTCGAAATACCACTTGCGTCTGCGTCCGTCCCAGTCGGTGATGTTCATATAGTACCACCGGCTGTTGGTAATCTTAGGCAGATGATAGGGCAGCCATTCAGCCAGCGTGTTCCAGACGCGCTCAAAAATCTTAGGACCACAAGAGACCTCAGAAGAGCATGAGCCAGGATAGAGGGCAGATTGGTGGCGGCGATAGTCCTGCCACCACTTATAGGTTTGCTTACACGTCCAGCCATTCAGAGTGAGACCACGCATAGCAACAGAGGCGATAGTCTGGGTGTCATAGTGACCCAACTTGATATGAGGTGAACGCAGCATGGGCAGAGTGCCCTCGTTCTCGTTAGCATAACGATTTATCATGCGCTGTTCTTCGACCATATATGGTCTGATAACTCCAAAATTAAATTTAGCCATAATTGTTTAGTGTTTTTTAGTGAAACGGTGAATTGATGAATTTATGAATTGATGAAATTATGATTTATGGACACTGGCCAAACCACGACCAACAGGGAGCATGGAATGCCATAGGTTGTGGAACCGCTGAAGAGCTGCTTCACGTTTTGGCGAAAGATATGGGAGGTTGAGCGCCTTCTGGTACTGCGTGATGAATGGAAGATCGTGATCAGCGTCTTCGCCCAGTTGCAACAGTTTGTCGAGACGATACCAGCGGCTTCCCCACTGGCGCACATACCAACAACCATTGAAGAAAAGATACTGCCAGGACTCGCAAGGGGTAGGCATGGCACACTGGATGGGAGTGTTACCACCTTCATAACCATTCTCATCTAAAGAGTCGCGACGCGGTTGGCAATAGATGATTTTAGAATTTGCGACCTGCTCGGTAGTACCGCCGGCCACGAGATTCAGGGCCTGCTCATAGGAATTGTAATGCAGCAACAGTTCGGCACCAGTGCCAGTCGGATAGTTATCGCATTGGCAATAGATAGCGAGGTAATCAGATGTGATATTTTCGGTAGTCTTCCAGATATCTTCAGTAAGAGGGTCGAAGCCGTCACCATTCCATTTCTGATCATCCAGAATGCGGATGTCAGGAGACAGCATAGAGCGGTCGAAACTGAGGCTTTTGCCTTTAGCACTCTCACGAACTTGAACGATGATATAACCACGGGTACTCATAATTGTTTTCTGTTTTAATGAAACGATGAATTGATGAAATCATGCAACGAAATTGAATGTGAGTTGCACGGCATGATCGGAAGAGGTCTGACGGCGAGAGCGTGAAGGGTGGAAGCGGTGCCAGGCAGCACGACGGGCTGCAGCCTGACGTGCAAGCTGCTCTTGCTGCTGGATGTAGGACTGCTCATCGGAAGAGAGGGCGGGAGTCTGAAAGGTGTCGAGAGCCTTCAGGAACTCACGTTGTGAAACCTCAGAGTCGTTAATACGATACTCGGTGTTAGTGTAAGAGTGATGGCGATGGCGGACGCGGCCAGTGCGATAGGTGAAAGCACCCAGGCGGTACTCACGATAGAACCATACATCGCGCCACCATGTAAGGCCCCATGAGCGTGACCATGCGCGGGAGGCATTGTCGCTGTTGTCGAAGGTGTGACCTCGGCGAGCGGCTTCATTCTTAAATTCTTGAAGTGTCATAAGCGAAAAATGTTTTTTGTGAGGGATGCCCTCGGTTAAACTTTTATTTGTCGGTGCAAAGATACGAATATAATTTGATATTACCAAATATTTTTCGATAAAATTTTGATTTTGGGTGAAAATTTTTTGTTTTGGCGATAAAATCGCCTGACAATAAACGAAACAGAGCACCCCACTGGGGGAACCAGTGGGGGCGGGTAGAGGTTAGGCGGTTTTTTGTTTTTTCGACTTCTTAGGTGTGACCTTTGGGAGGTCCCAGCCTTTTGTCTTGGACTTCTGGACGGCTACCTCGTAATTGAAACGTGCCCACACGTCTTCGTCCAGAAACTCAAAGTGCATGGTACCCTTCTTATAGCCACGGCAGCGGAAGAAGCCCCACTCGAACCACTGTCCCCACTGTTGGCCACGGCCTACCTGAGTCAGGCGGCCTATCTCGTCGTAATTGCGTCCAGTGAGATAGCACAGTGCCTTGCAGACATCCTCCATGCGGTCGGTACGGCCACCACAGGGGAAGTCAACGGTTGGGCGGGTGGAGCCATAGAAATAGCCCTCTGTGATATAGTCAACGATGAAACGGCGATTGACCATATAGTTAGCGTTGGTCTTCCATTTCTCGCCAGCGGTGGAGTTCTCGGCAGATAGTGAGCAAATGAGGTCGAAGGCTTCTTCCAGGGCGGTAAGCATTCGCTGTCCGTTAGTCTGGATGACCATATCGATGACGCGATAGATGTTTTTCATGGTGAATGGTGCGCACTTCTGGGACTCGATGAAGCGGTTGATCTGCTCACGAAGTTCACGGGTGGCATACTTCTCCATATTGAGCTTCTGGAAAATGATATGCCAGTAATGCTTCTGCAGTTCACGCTTGTAGCGCTGGTGGCTGATAGCGGTGGGGTGTTCGCCCTTGGTCTGAGCGCCAAAGGTGATAGGCAGTCCGCCATAGGACTGACGCTCCTGGCGTGTCTCGCCGGTCTTAGGGTCGGTGACGGTGCGGAAGTCGTAGAAGTCGGCCACCTCATTGATGCGCTTTGACATAGCCATAACTTCATCGAACATGCGGACAGCAGAGACGTAGCGGTTCACAATATCGCGCACGAAGTTGTATTGCATGAGTCCTTCCTGAGTGCCAGCAGTGTCGGAGTCGTACTGCTCAAAGATATAACCGTCGAACTCACTGGCACCGGCACCCTCCTTGTATAGCTTGATAAGTTCAATGTTGACATCTGTCTGACGGTCGGCAGTGTGGAAGACGTTACCCAGCGACTCGCGCTGTCCGTAGAGATCGATAGTCTCGGCGAGGCGCTGTTTGGTCTTATTACAATAGCAAGAGTCGAAGTTGCTGCTATTACAGAGGGCCACGATGGTACAGCCAGCGGGGGCAATATCGAAAGCATGAAGGATGTGCTCGGCTCCATGAGAGAAGGGCGGGTTCATTACGATATAGTCGCAGTGGCTGACCTGCTCGGAGGTGACTGTCAGGAAGTCTTCAGCCAGGATGTCACACTTTCCGCGTAGGATGCGGAGTAGGGTAGGGTCGTTCTCGCAGGCGATGACCTCCTTGGCTCCATTCTCTTTGAGCCAGTCAACGATATTGCCAGAACCGGCAGAGGGTTCGAGAATGGTTTTGCCTACTATATCTTCGCCCATCATCATCTGGGCAATAACTTCTTTGGGAGTGGGGTAGAAATCGGAGTTATAAGAAAACATATTCATAGTTGTGGCGGGTTTAATTTAAATCTGTGAAATACTCAGTCCAACTGTCATGGCATGAGGGGTTGTTTTGTGGGTCATAAGGCCAGGCGTGTGCCTTATTTCCAAAATTGTTGGTAATATGTCCGCAAGTGTATTTAAAATTGGGGTTTTCTGGGAAATAAGGTGATGTCATTTCACACTTATAAATTTTCCCTTTGGTGTAGTAAATAGTTTTGTTATTATTTTTATCTACTACGGATTTCTTACACAAATAGCTGTGTCCTGCTGTAATTCTTGGTTCCATAATTATGCTGCTGTATGAAAAGTAAAACCTTTGTTTTCGTCGTAGGCAATAGAAATGCCCATGCGCTCCAGTTCTTTGAATGATGATTTGAATTTTTCGACTGCCAAGTCTTGCTGGTGGGTAAGTTCGTGCTCAATACCTCGTGAGGCATCGATGATGTCGCGAAGTTCTGCAAGCCAGAGTTCTAAGTCTTCGACATGTTCTGCCTGATTATCGAACGGTACACCACGACCGGCCACACCGTCAGGCCACCAGATAGCAACCTCTTCGTTGACATCAAAGCTGTTGACATACTCTTCGAGAGCGTCAGCACTGATTTCTTCCAGATTGATATACATATCGCCACCGGCGTTCGTGCTCATATTCAATTCAACACTGAGGGGCTTATCGTCCCATGCTGGACCGTCCCATGTAAGGTCATGCTCTTCCCAGAGGTCGAGAAGTTGCTGCTTATCTTTTGGCAATGAGTTGTACCATGCCATGCTATTATCTTTTGCCATAGTTGTATGCTTTAATGAATTGATGAATGTATGAATTGATGAAAGAGTGAGAGAGTGCCCCACCGAAATCGGCGGGGCGTAGTGGTTCAGGCAGCAACAGCCATAACAGCGGCTTTCATCTGCCAGCGTGGGCACTCGGCAGGGCCATAGATAGCCTCGCCATTAGAGAAGACACCACCACACAGCAGCTCGTGCTCACAGAACTCGCTGAAAGCATCCTCGGCCTGGTCGGTGAGGGTAGCCAGTTCCTTGTATATGCGAGTGATGATTTTTGCAGCATGGATTTTGCTGAGACCTTGGTTGCCGGTCCAGTTGTCGGTGATGCACTCGGCAGCAGTGACAGCATCGGAGCCGGTCAGATCATACTCGGAGTTGTACCACTCATCGGGGAGGTGAACCTCCAGGGATGCACGATAGTCGAAGTTGGCACCCTCGTAATAGGCAGAAGTGGCACCAGCATCGACAATAATGGTAAAGTCGATACCACACATGGTGAAGTAGTGGCGGATGCGTGAAAAATAGTGGGTGGGGTAGCTGCGGTCACGGTCGGACTCGTCGATATCTTTCCAACCCTTAGCAGACAGTTCGCTCTTGACGTTGGCAATGGCATCGTCGTAGTCGCACTGTGTGAGGATTTTCGTCATACTGTCCCAGCAGCTCCTGGGGATAGTCGTTAGCATCGATAGTGTCTTGATCGATGTACTTGTTCATGCCAAATGCGTAGATACGGCTGGCGGTAGGGATTGCGAAATTAGGTGCGCTCATAATTTAATACTTTTTTGTGAGCCTCGTGGCTCGGTTAAACTTTTATTTGACGCTGCAAAGATACGAATATATTTTGATACTACCAAATGTTTTTGCAGAAAAATTAAAATAAAATCGAAATTTGTTGGTTTACGAGGGTTATGCGACGGGTCGCAGTGAGATTTTCATAGTGCCTCGTGCAGGATGACCAGAGGCGAGAACTTCATAGCGGCGACGATTGAAGGTGATGTACTGATAACCGGCATTATCATAGTAGCGATCGCCATGAGTGTGACAGACACGCTCGCTGGTGCCATCGGTTACAAGGAGAGAGCCATAGGGCATGATATGATTATTACCAAATGTGGGAAAAGTCCAGGAAAGAACTTGTTTGATTTTTACGTCCATAATGCGTGATGTTTTGTGAGGGTGTGCCCTCGGTTAATGAAATGATGAAATGATGAAATGATGAAAACGGGGGTTTTTGAGAGTGGCTATAATGACCAGATATTTTCAAGGGTGTCGGTGAGACGCTGGCGCAGATGATCGACGCGCTGCTGACAGCCCTGCAGGTTCTTCATGGCACCACGTAGATCCATGACTGTTTCCTGATTGGCTTCTGCTGCCAGATAATAGCGATACTTAGAGACTGCCCGCTGCTGGGCTTCCAGTTCACACTCAGCTTCAAAAAGTTGCTCGTTAAGCTGTTTAACGGTGGCGATGGCATTCTGCGAAATTGTAACCATGATTTTGTAGAATTTTAAAATTTTCTGATTTTGGAAATGCTCTATATTTAGGGTAGGGAGGAAAGCCGCTATATTATGCGGCCTTCCTGAAAGGGTCTGGATCGTCAGGGCTGACAGCCTCGCGGACTGCTCGCGCCTGGTTCTCTGTCTGTGTGCGCTCGATGAGGTCGAAGAGCTGGGCGCGGGCGTAGTCGGTGGCACCCTGGAGGGTGTCGGGGTCGGTGCCGGTCTTGATCTTGTCGGAGAGCGTCCAGAAGATGACACCCAGCGCGTCGAACTGTTCGCGGCTGTCAGGGGTAAGACTGCCCAAACATGCGCACACCTCAGAGAGACGGGCGGCGGTGTTCTGGGTGCCATCGGTGGCCTGCTGCTTCCATCGTTCGAGGGTAGCGGCTGGGATGGTCACGCCCTCCCATCGTTTCGCCTCCTTGATGATGTCGGCAAAGGTGCGGAAGAGGTCGGCCACTGCCTCCAGTAGTGGGGAAACGCTGGCGGGCTGCTGTGCGTCCTCGCTGACGGCCTCGGAGTCTGTGGGCTTGGTGTCGGTCGGCTCGGTGGCTGCTGCGTCCTCTGTGGCGTTTTCTGTGATGTCCTGGGCATCCTCTAACGTGTCAGCCTCTGGGGTGGTCTGCTCCTCAGATCGAAGAGCAAACCAGGCGCGAACCTTGGCCACGTCGTTGGGGTCGGTAGCCTCCCAGCGCTTCGCCTCCTTGTTCCAGTGGCAGCCGTGGGCCTTGATGTGCTTTTTGTTAAAATACGTCGTTTTCCAGTCCTCAGAAACAACGGCCACACCCTCGGCGGTGTCGATGAGCTGCAAGCCCTCGGCGGGGGCATCTGCTACGACTGTTTGCGGGGCGCTGACGGCCTCGGAGTCGCTGGGCTGGGTGTTGGTCGGCTGCTTAGTCTCGGCGCTGTCCTGGGGCTTCTGTGCGGTCTGTTTTGCCTCCCACTGGCGGCGCTGGCGCTCGATGTCTGCAAGGTCGGCACGAAGGGCGGCGGCTGTCTCTGGTGTTATGCCTGTTATTTCTACGTCGGCATAAGTGGAAGAACTGCCAGAGCTGCTGAGAGTGTAACCAGCGGCGGCGAACTTTTCAGCGCGGGCCTTCTGCACCTTATAACCGCCATTATTTACACCCCAATAACTTACGGACTCGATATTACCTTCTGCGTCGGTGTACTCGTGTTTTTTTCCATAGGCTACGGCCTCGCCACGTTCCAGGGCTTCGAGAAGTTCAGACAAAGAAAGCGGGGTATTTTGGCGGGTTTTGCTGTCATGCTTCCAGAATGCGGCACCATGACCGCCTACGAGCTTAAAGAGTGCGCGAAGTGTGGCACCATAACGGGGGGCGAACTCTGCGGGCTTCTCGGCCTTCTTCTCGTCATCCGTTTTAAATGTAATGAAGTCTGCCAGGGCGTTGATCCAACCGGCTAAGGTCTTGCGGCTGTCCATATAGTCGCGGAAGTTGTGGCGGCTTGTGCGCTGTGCGCTCTTCTGTTCTGCTGTCACGCTGTCAAAGTCAGCGCCAAAGATACGGAAAAATTCTCTGATTTTTTCCTCGTCTATAAAGACGGCGATATCTTCCCAGCTGTTGCAGTCGTAACGCTTGCGGGCCTCTGGGTCTGTAAAGTCAGGATTAAGACGCTTTAAAACGTCGGCCATTTTCTGCCTGTTCTCGTCGCTTATAGTGCGATCAAATTCAACCTGACCACGAAGGCCGCTGTATTTATCGGCAAAGTCTGTAAAATCTGCCCGCTCATAGTCGGCACAGTCTGTCATACCGTCGAAGGTGTCCCAACCAGATACGAATAAATCGAAATCGGTTGCAGCCTTGAACTCTTCCAGGCTTGGGCCGTCAGTCCATGCGATAGTAAAACCACCGCCCCAGCCGTTATCGTAACGAAGGGAGAATTTAACACCCTTAAAAGCTGTTTGCGCCATCTTCAAGAGATTGCGGCGGCGGGCTGCATGTGTTGCAGTTCTGGCGGCTTTCGTGGCCTTTCCTGCCTCCTTATATTCTGCAGAACGATAGCCGAAAGCCTCGGCAGCCTTGCGCTCGTTTTTATAGGCATTATTTTCAGCCTCTATAAATGGGGTTAAATCTTCCATGAGGTGCGCCCATTTCTTGCAACGCTTTTCGTAGATGGGGCGGGCCTTAGCTTTGCGCTCTTCCTCTGCTTTGCGCTCTGCTTCCCGTTCCTGGCGCTGGCGCTCCTGGTAGGCTTCCCACTCTCGGCGCTCTTCCTCCTCCTCACGGCGGCGGGCTTCTTCTGCCTGGCGTTCTGCTTCGCTCTGGGCGTGTTGTTTAGTTCCTGACAGGTTGCGGGCGATCTGCTCGTATTCGTTCATCATGGCGGCGAACTCCTCGGCATTGCCTCCCGTATCTGGGTGCAACTTCAGAGACAGGGCACGGAACTCATTTTTTAAACCCTCGGCAGTATAGGGGAAATTTACAAAGTATTTCATAATCGGAAAATTTTAAAAATCTGTGAATATTAAAACGGGCTATAAATAGGGGTTATTTGTTGGCACACTGGCGGCGGATCACTGGCGGGGCGTAGCGGTGGAAGGTGGCCGGTGCGTCGTTGGTTCCTGGCAGCTCGCAACCATGCACAAAATAAAAATAATCATCATTTCGCAGCTCATAGACAGCGACGGCGGCAGAGTGTCGGAAAATGCGGGCGGCGGTTGCCATGCTCGCGGCGTTCGTTCTCATTTCGTCAGGGGTTCCCCACCATTCAGAAGCGCACAGGCTCCAGAGACGGCCAGAAACGGCGATAATATAAGTATAACAGTGGCGGCCCTCAGAATCAGCAACAGGGGCGGCGGTGGTGGTGTTCTTTGTGGTGTTCATAGTTTTATAAATAAGTAGTAAAACGATAATTAAAAAAGATATAAACGACGGCCCAGAGAGAGCCGGCCCAGAGGATAGCGGAAACGGTGCGCGGGTAGCGGTCAGCGATACGGGCGGCAGCGATGGCCAGCCGGAGGGCCAGACGATAGAAAGCGGGCGCGGGCTTCAGTTCCTGAAGTTCGGCGCGATAGATACGGGCGTAATTAGTCATAATATAATTTTATTAAATGGTTATAACATGAGGAAAGAAACCAGGCTTTAAAGCCTGATTTCTTCCATTTTCTCCAGGTCAAAAATTGCGAGCTGATTATTACGGCGGCCCAGTATTAAAGCGGTTTCGAGATCGTCGCAAATTACTGTAGCGTCGTAGTAATATTTACCACTTTTAGAGTCAAGCCAGCCGCCGATCGCGTTCACGGTGTCGGCGTGGTTCTTGGCGTAATCTATAACAGAGAGAAGGCCGGCGGTGTCGTGGCTGTCCTGAGTAGCTGCCAGGGCTACGGCGTAACCTTTGTTAATTGGTTGTAAGGTCTGAGCGTTAACGGTGAATCCTTCAGGGTTAGCGGTTGCAATCTCCATGAGTGCGAGAACAAAAGCGGAATTTTTCATATTTTTTTTAATTTTGTGCGCCAGTGGCGCGGTGAATAACTTTTTAAATCTGCTGCAAAGGTAAAAATAAAATTTGATACTACCAAACAAAAAAACAAAATAAATTCGTATTTAATCGAATTTTTAACACTTATAAACAAATTATACTTTGTTTTACCTTATTATATATATAAGCGCACACCACCACCGGCCACCGATGACCGGCACCACCTCGGCACCCTGGGCGGCGGTTCTGGCATCGATGAGCACCAGCAGACCACCACCAGCAGCGCGGGCACCCTTCAGGATGTCAGCAGAGCAACAGAGCAACACCACCACCGGCCACCGATGACCGG